CGATACGGAGTTGGAAGACCTGGACGACTACCAGGCGCGGAAGCTCCGTCGGTGCGTTCAGTGCGGCGCCATTGAGCCGCTGGCAGCAGAACCGATGGATGAACCGAGCACAGACGGAACACCGCCGCAGATGATTCCGCAAACGCAGACGCCGGAAGCATCCATCCAGGAAGCGGCGAACGAGCTGGAGCGGGAAACCAGACCGGCGGTGCAGCGCGGCGGGCACAAGGCTTGCCCATACTGCGGCGGAACGAAGTGGGCAGAGTCCACCGAGGAATACGAGGAAGTCTACTTCCCGATTCAGCGCACGGACGGGAGCATCATTCCGGGCGTCGTTCCGAAAGAAACGGCCAGCGAGACGCAGACGGATGAGATGGGCCTGCCGGTCGTCACGGTCACGGAAGAACCGACGCGCATCCCGTTCTACAAGCCGGACATCTTCCCTGTCATTCTGCAGAAGAATGTGAGCATGTACGGCAGGTTCCTTGGTGACAGCGACATCGACAAGATTGCAGACCAGCAGAACACCACCAACCGCGTTGAGGCCAAAATCATTGACAAGCTGCTCAAATCCGGAAGCTATATCACGCTGCCGGACGAGGCCAGCATCCGCGTGGATGCAGACGACATGAAGGTCATACGGCCGGGCAACGCCGCGACGAAGGCACTCATCGATGTCTACGATCTGCAGGGCAATGTGCAGCAAGACCTCACCTATCTGGCACAGGTCTACGAAGAGGCGCGGCAGGTCATTGGAATTACGGATTCCTTCCAGGGCCGCACAGACCACACTGCCACGAGCGGCAAGGCCAAGGAGTTCGCGGCGGCGCAGTCGGCCGGGCGTCTGGAATCCAAGCGCGTGATGAAAGATGCAGCATACGCTGCGCTCTTCGAAGCGATGTTCAAGTTCAAGCTGGCGTACACAGACGAGCCACGGCCGGTCGTGTCGTCGGACATCCACGGAAACGCGCAGTATGAGACCTTCAACCGATACGATTTTCTGGAGCAGGACGACGCCGGGGAATGGTGCTGGAACGATCAGTTCCTTTTCTCATGCGACACGTCTGCACCGCTGGCATCGAACCGCGAGGCCATGTGGCAGGAGACGCGCATGAACCTGCAGACCGGCGCCTTCGGAGACCCGGCGCAGCTGCCGACACTCATCCTGTTCTGGACGAAGATGGAGATGCTGCACTATCCGGGCGCCAGCGAGACGCGCGGGTATCTCGAAGAAGAGCTGAAGAAGCAGCAGGCCCAGCAGCAGATGGCCATGCAGATTCAGATGGCCCAACAGCAGGCAGCCGTACAGGCCCAACAGGCGCAGCAGCCATCCGGTATCGACGAGCAGACGGCACAGGCCGTCGTGCAGCGGGCCAGACAGGACGCAGCACGGGACTCTGCCGCAGCGAGACAGCAGCCCCAGGGGACAGCCCCTGTTTGATTCTTTTGATCGTTTCTTTTATCCGGGTATCGCCCGGCCTCCTGAAGCGGCAGGCTGCGCGGGATTGGGGCACCCGCGCAGCTGGCCGTGACGCAGGAGCATCCAAAAAGAAAGGAGGACGAACACATGGCAGACAACAAGAGACCCGGCTACGCTGGCAGCATCCAGAACACCGGCGCACAGAAGGTCAACGCGCCTTTCTCGCAGAACGTGAAGAAGGGCAACGGCCAGGTGAAGACCGGCAACGATCTTCGCACCGGCAGTTCCGGCAGCGGAAAGAGCGGCAAGTGATACCGCTCACCGCCAGCCCTGACAACTTCGCAGCAATAGCGTAAAAATGCAAGGCCCGCAGACTGCGGGCACCGGAGGGACACGTGAACGAGATCGATTACGGCGCACTGTTTGGCATCGACGAAGGCGGAAAAGAGCAGGAAGCCGCCGACCCTGCACAGTCGCAGGAAGAACAGGCGCAAGGCGAAGAAGTGCAGGAGGCCGCCGACCCTGCCGAAGAAGACCAGGACAATACACAGCAGACAACCGGCGCAGACGACCAGGCGTCTGAAGAAGATGCAGGCGGCGAGCAGCCGGAAGGCAATACAGAAACGGGCAGCGAAGGTGCGCAGGATGCGAATGCCCGCAACGCACAGTTTGCAGCGGCACGCCGGAAGGCGGAAGCAGAGCGGGATGCGGCGATTGCAAAGGCCAGAGAGGACGCCAGAGCGGAAGCGCAGCGGTTCATCGACGAGGCGTTTGCAAGCAGCGGCATGACAAACCCGTACACCAAGAAGCCCATCACCTCAAAGGCGGAGTACGAAGAGTACCGGGAGCGCTTTGAGGAAGAGAAGAAGTCTCATCTGCTCCGCAAGAGCGGGATGAGCGATGAAGAGTTCAACCAATTTGTGCAGAATCTGCCGGAGGTGCGCGAAGCGCGGGAGGCAAAGCTGGCAGCGGAGAAGGCCAGACAGGACGCCCAGGAGGCGCAGGCAAAGGTGCAGGTGGACGAGCAGCTGAAGAAGATCAGCGAGCTTGACCCGAACATCCGCGAGCTGCAAGACCTGGCGAAGATGCCGAGCTATCCGCAGTTCTATGAACTGGTGAAGAAGGGAAACAGTCTGCTCGACGCTTTTAAGCTGGCGAACTTCGAGACGCTTTCACAGGGCGCAGCGGCAAGGGCACGGCAGGCGGCCATCAATGCCGCGCAGTCGAAGCAGCATCTGGCGCAGACACAGACGCGGGGCAAGGGCGCCGTGACGGTTCCTTCGGACGTGAAGGAGCTGTACCGCACCATGAACCCCGGCGTCACAGACGCGGAGATTCAGGCACACTACAGCCGGACACACAAGGGCTGAGAAAGGAGCATTTCCCATGAGTTTCAAAATTCACAGCATCGATGACAACCGTATTTCGGGCATCGAGTATCTGCCGTGCAGCGCCATCACGCCGAAGGTCGGCATGGCGCTCATCCAGTCGGGCGGGAACCTCGCGCTGGCAACCGGCACGAACGCGCCGACGTACATCTCCATGTGCGAGAAGGACAGCCCGTGCATGGCGGGCGACATCGTCCCCGTGATTCGGGTGAACAAGGACATGATCTTCGAGACCACGTTTGCAGCGGCGGCGACCAGCGTGAAGCTGGGCGACAAGGTGACGCTGCACACGGACGGCCTGCAGGTCACGGGCACGACCGCGAGCGGCGTGGCTGAGGTCGTCTATATGGACGGCACGGCGGCGGGCGATATGTGCCGCGTCCGCTTCTGATACCAGGAAAGGAGACATGAGCAATGGCTAACATTACCTTTACCGAAGGCTCCGGCCTTCAGGACAGCATTTTCGGCAAGAGCCAGGAACCGATCAAGATGTTCCTGGAGAAGCGCGGCGAGGCCTTCGAGCAGGCCAGCATGCTGCCGGAGCTGTTCAACATCTCCCCCAGCAACCACTGGGGCGAGAAATTCACGACCATGACCGCGATGGAGGGCTTCCAGCCGGTCGGCGAGAACGGCGACTATCCCGTGGATGGTATGCAGGAAGGCTTCAGCAAGTTCCTGGAGCACATGACCTGGAAGAACAGCTTCTCGCTGTCGCGCGAGATCGTGGAAGACGGCAAGCTGATGGACCTCAAGAAGCAGCCTGCGGGCTTCATCACGTCGTATTACCGCACGCGCGAGAAGTTCGGCGCGGCGCTTCTCGGCGCAGCCATCACCGGCGCGACGAGCACGAAGTTCTACGGCAAGACCTTCTCCACGCTGGGCGCAGACGGCAAGTGCCTGTTTGCAAAGGAGCACCCGTCGGCGCTGGGCAAGAAGAAACAGTCGAACCTCTTTGCCGACGGTTTCTCCAACGACGCGCTGGCTGCAGCGGAGTCTGCCATGCAGGACTTCCGAGGCGACAACGAAGAAGTTTTGGACGTGGCGCCGACGACCATCCTCATCCCGAACGAGTACACGCTCAAGCGGGATGTCTTCGCCGCGATCGGTGCAGACAAAGACCCGGACACCTCCAACAACGGTTTCAACTTCAACTTTGGCCGCTGGAACGTTATCGTCTGGCCGTACCTCAACCAGTTCATCACCGCAGGCACGAAGCCGTGGGTGCTGCTGGACAGCAAGTACAACGAGGAATACGGCGGTGCCGTGTGGCTCGACCGTGTGGCGCTGGAGGTTCGCAGCGAACTGGCAGGCAACGACGCCAACGTCTGGAAGGGCTATGCGCGTTTCATCGCGGGCTTCAACGACTGGCGGGCGTTCTGTGTCGGCGGCGTGACCGGAGGCACGCAGCTCATTGCCACTTCGACCGGCGGCTAATCAGAACACAGACCAGACGGGGCGGCGGCGCAGGCCGCTGCCCCGCTTTGCATTTTTCAAGGAAGGAGGTGCCGGGTATGGCAACCTTGAAGAGCGTCATCGACATGGTAGATGAGATCAAGCCGAACGCCTTCTCCAACGAGGCCAAGACGCAGTGGCTCAACGAGTGCGAGGGGCTGGTGCAGACGGAGGTTCTGCTCTTCGCAAGCGAAGAGATCATTACCTACCACTATGACGCAGATAAGGACAAGGAGCTGCTGGCGCAGCCGCCGCACGACAAAATCTACTGGGCCTATTTGACGGCCATGATCGACTTTGCAAACGGCGAGTACAACAAGTACCAGAACACGATGCAGGTATTCAACAGCTTTTTCAGCGAGTTCATGCGCTGGTTCGCGCTCAACTACCATCCGGCGGACACCCACATGGAGGTGTATGTATGAGCTACACGAAGATCGGAACCGAGTGGCGCGGGTATTACATCACGGCTTATGGCATCGCCGTGAAGCACGGATTCATCGGAACCGAGGAAGAGTGGCTGGCCAGTCTGAAGGGCGACGGCGGCGAACCGGTCGTCATCCGGTACAGCGAGACCGACGGGCAGCTGCAGTGGAAGTATGAAAACGAAGACGACAGCGCGTGGCGTGAGATTCTGACGCTTGCAGATTTGCAGGGAGACCTGGTTTCTGCGACGATCTCACAGGCGCAGGCGGCCAAGACAGCGGCAGAAGCGGCGAAGACAGCTGCGCAGTCGGCAGCATCGAGCGCCCAGGCCGACGCCAGCGCTGCGCAGACGGCAGCAGCAACCGCCAGCACGAAGGCGGCAGCGGCAGCCGCTTCCGAGCAGACAGCTTCCGGGGCAGCGGACACGGCGCAGGCGGCCGCCACAAAGGCGGAGAACGCGCAGAAGACAACCACAACGAACGCCGCGCAGGCGGCGCAGTCGGCCACGGACGCCCGCACGGCGAAGGCAGGCGCAGAGTCGGCGGCCAGCAATGCGGCAGAGTCTGAGGCGGCAGCAAAGACGGCGGAGACGAACGCGAAGAAAAGCGAGGCATCCGTCGCGGCAGACAGCGCAGCGGCGACAAAAGCGGCTGGAGATGCGGCAAACGCACAGACGGCTGCGGAAGCGGCCAGAGATGAGGCGGTCGGCAGCAAGACGGCGGCAGCTGCATCCGCTGCAAGCGCAGGCCAGGACAGGCAGGCAGCGCAGGCAGCCAAGGCTGCAGCAGAGACTGCGAAGACGGACGCCCAGGCAGCGGCTGCGGACGCGCAGGAAAGCGCGGAGCTTGCGCAGAGCAGCGCACAGGGCGTGGAGGCAAACGCAAAAGCAGCTGAGAGCTGGGCTGTGGGCGGCACAGGAACGCGCGAGGGCGAGAACACCAACAACGCGAAGTATTGGTGCGACAGCGCACAGGCCATTGCAGGCGGCGGCGTGACGAGCTTCAACGGACGCGGCGGCGCAGTTGTTCCGAAGGTGGGCGACTATACCCCGGAGATGGTAGGCGCAGACGCGGCGGGAACCGCCGAGACCAAGGCGGGCACTGTGCAGGGCAACCTCGACGACCATGAGGCCGATACCACGAAGCACGTCACGGCGGCGGAGCGCACCAAGTGGAACGGCAAGCAGGACAAGCTGACCTTCGACACAGCCCCGACGGCGAACAGCACGAACCCCGTGACCAGCGGCGGCGTGAAGGCAGAGCTTGACAAGAAGGCCAACGCTACAAGCCTGGGCGCACATACCGGTAACACGGATAACCCGCACCAGGTAACGGCAGCGCAGGCAGGCGCAGACCCGGCAGGAACCGGCAAGTCGGAAGCGGCCAGCGCGGTGTCGGCACACAACAGCTCCAGCGCGGCGCACAGCGACATCCGCACCGCGCTTGCAGGGAAAGAAACGGCAGGCGCTGCGGCAACTGTGCAGGGCAACCTCGACGACCACGAGGCCGATACCACGAAGCACGTCACGGCGGCGGAGCGGACGGCCTGGAACGCAAAGAGCGGGAAGGCTGTTTCCTTCACGGTGACGCTGGCGGCTGCCAACTGGAGCAGCAAAGCGCAGACGGTGAGCAACGCGAACTTCCTGACGGGCGCGTATGCGTATGTGGTGTCGCCTGCACCGGCCAGCTTCGGCGCGTACAGCGAGGCGATCATCCACGCGGACAATGTGACGCAGGCAGGAAAGATGACCTTCCACTGCAGCCAGACGCCGACGGCAGCATTGACGGTGAACATCACAAGAATTGAGGTGGGAGCATGAACGGATTAGTCTTCAACATGGTAGGCGGCGTAGGCGGCGGGGTGAAGCTGGTGTCGATCGCCATTACAACGCCGCCAGCAAAAACGACCTATGTCTCCGGAGAGACCTTCAATCCGGCAGGAATGGTCGTCACGGCGACATATTCCAACGGCGCCACGCTCAAGGCAACCGGATACAGCTTCAGTCCAGACACGGCGCTGACGGACGGCACGACGAGCGTCACCATCGAGTACACGGAAGGCGGCGTGACGAAGACGGCGGAGCAGGCCATCACGGTGGTGCACCGGCTGGAGTCGATCTCTATCACGACGAAACCGACGAAGACCACCTATGAGTACGGCGACAGCTTCCAGAGCGCCGGCATGGTGGTAAAGGCCACATATTCCGACGGCGCCACGGCCAACGTGACCGGCTACAGCTGCAGCCCGACGCTGCTTAGCACGGTCGGTACGCAGACGATCACGGTGAGCTACACGGAAAACGGCGTAACGAAGACGGCGACGACGAGCGTGACGGTGAACCGGAAGATGATCTCTGCGGTGCCGAGCCAGAGCGGGACGCTGACCTACACGGGAAGCAGCCAGTCCCCGTCCTGGAGCAACTACAGCACGACGCAGCTGACCATCGGCGGCACGACCTCCGGCACGAACGCGGGAAGCTACACGGCAACCTTCACGCCGAAGAGCAATTACCGCTGGGCAGACGGCACGACGACGGCGAAGAGCGTGAGCTGGAGTATCGGGAAGGCGGCAGGGAGCCTCTCCATCTCCCCCACCAGTATGACGCTGGACACCACGACGAAGAGCAAGACCATCACGGTGACGCGCAGCGGCGACGGCACGATCAGCGCCGTGAGCAGCAACACAGCGGCGGCGACGGTGAGCGTGAGCGGCAACACGGTGACGGTGTCGGGCAAGGCCAACGGCAGCGCGACGATCACCATCAGTGTGGCAGCAGGAACAAACTATACTGCGCCCGCGAGCAAGACCTGCGCGGTGACGGTGAGTTTCCTGAAGGATAATTTCGCAGACAACGACTGGGCTTCCATCATCGCGGCGTGCCATAGCGGCAGCGTGCCCAGCACATGGGTAGTGGGCAACAGCAAGACGATGACCATCAATGGCGCGAGTTATCAGGTGGACATCATCGGCAAGAACCACGACACCTACACCGCAGGCGGGAAGGCACCGCTGACCTTCCAGCTGCACGACTGCTACGCGGACACGAAAGCCATGAACAGCTCGAACACCAACAGCGGAGGATGGACGAGCTGCGCCATGCGAAGCACGCACCTGCCCGCCATCCTTGCCCTGATGCCGACGGAGATACAGAACGGCATCCGGGAGGTGAATAAGCTGACCTCGGCGGGCAGCCAGAGCGCCACCATCAACACCACGGCGGACAAGCTGTTTTTGCTCAGCGAGGTCGAAATCTTCGGCTCGACCACCTACTCGGAGGCAGGCGAAGGCACGCAGTATGACTACTACAAGGCAGGCAACAGCAAGGTCAAGAAGCGGAACGGCTCTGCAGCCATCTGGTGGGAGCGCTCGCCGAATGCCGGCTACTCCACGCGTTTCTGCTATGTCGACAGCAACGGCAGCGCGGGCCTTAGCGGCGCCAGCACTGCCCGTGGCGTGGCCTTCGGCTTCTGCTTTTAATCCAGAATCCGGAAAGCTAAGATTTCAAAACGAAGAAAGCTCTGCCTCCGGCCAGCAGCCTGTGTGCTGCGGGCAGGAGGCGGCAAGAAAGGACGAGGCGGTATGGCAGTCTACAAATCCAAACGGAGCGAAAGCAGCATGCAGTTCGTGGACACGGCGAAGAAACTGGAAGCGTTCACGCTCAGCTGCTGCATGAAGGCACCGAAGCGGTACACGTTCTTCCTCACGTCGCGCATTATGCAGCTGGCCAGCGACGTGCACGAGCACGCGGCAGCGGCCAACAACATCTGGCCGACGAATCAGCACGAGGCGCAGATGCGCCGGGACGAGCTGACGCGGGCAAACATTGCGCTGCAGAATCTCGACCCGAAGCTGCAGCTGCTATACGAGGCGGCCCGGCAGAACCCGGAAGGGTGCAAATGGATTGGGAAGGCCATGGAACAGTGGGGTGCGATGATCGCGGAGGAAGCGAAGCTGCTGGCAGCTGTCCGGAAGAAAGACCGGCAGCGGTACAAGGATTTGCCGGACGGGCCTGCCGGAGTTTCGGAAGAATAGACAACATGGGTTAAGCTCTGTTTTTGTTGCCGTCGGCTCTGCAACCAACTGGTGGGAGCGCTCTCCGAATGGCAGCAACTCCACGAATTTCTGCAATGTCAACAGCAACGGCAACGCCAACTACAACAACGCGAGCAATGCGAATGGCGTGGCCTTCGGATTCTGCACAGCACGGTCTGACGCAGTAACCGCCGGAAGGCGGCGAAGCAGTACCTATGCAGAAGGAGAGCTTATTCCCGGCAAAAGCCAAAACAATCCGCCGGTGCAGACGGCTGGACGCTGCTTGCATGGCAGGCCGATGTGCGCGGGCCTGTTTCATAGCCGGACTGCCACGAGGGTAGAACGCGCACCCGACAATCATCCCTTACGGCGGGTGCCCGAACGGGCAAGGAGAAGAACCATACATGACAAGCGAAGAGCGAAAAGAGGGCCGGTATCAAAGACGTCGCGCCGGGCGGGAAGCAAAACGCCGGGCCAGGAGCGAAGTGTGCGGCAGCTTTGAGCAGGTATTCAGTTACGAGAACCTATCGGGCTGCAGCTGAGCGAGAAGAAAACGCGCATCCTGCCGATCAGGCAGGGCGTGCGGTTTCTGAAAACGAAGTTCAAGCTGACGCAGACCGGCGGCGTCATTCGGAAGGTGCAGCGCAAAAGCACCAGAAAGATGCGGCAGAAGCTGCGGAAGTTCCGTCGGTGGGTAGATGACGGACGCATGACGGAAGAAGACTTGCGCACGTCGTATGAGAGCTGGAAGGGCCATATGCGACGGGGAAACAGCTGGAAGGTGCTGCGGAAGACGGACAAGCTGTATCGAAAGCTGTTCGGGGAGAAAGGAGACCATCAATGTACGAAATTCGGAAGGACGGGGGCGTGATTGCACTGACGGAAGCCCCTGATTATATCCGCAGGCATCCGGACGGGTTCTGGCTGCTATGCGGAGAGGATGAGGCCGAAGGCGTGGCCGTGGGCGGAACGCCCATGCTGCTGTCGCAGATCATCCTGGTAAAACGTGACACTGGAACATTCCTGCAGGAAAACCAGGCGGCAAGCGCCATCGCATTTGTCACACTGGCTGAGAACGGAAGTATCGACGGCGTGACGGCCGGTGAACACGCGGAGCTGTTCAGCCCATGGGAATACCCGGTGGCCTACACTGCGGGGCAGATCAGGGAGCGCAGCGGCAAGCTCTACAAATGCCTGCAGGCGCACACCTCGCAGGCGGACTGGAAACCGGAGGACAGCCCGTCGCTGTGGGTGGGCATCTCTGACCCGGCAGAGGAATGGCCGGAGTGGAGCCAGCCGGTGGGCAGCACGGATGCCTACGCCAAGGGCGCAAAAATGAGCCACAACAGCAAGCGCTGGACGAGCAACGTGTATGCGAACGTGTGGGAACCGGGCGTGTATGGATGGACAGAGGTGACGGCATGACGGAGACCATCGTAGTGGCCGTGCTGAGCCTTGCCGGTACGCTCATCGGGACATACCTGGCGAACCGGAAAAGCGCAGCGCTCATTGCATACCGGCTGGAACAGCTGGAGAAGAAAGTAGCGAAGCACAACGGTTTGGTGGAGCGCACCTACCATCTGGAAGAGGCGGCGGCGGTCTTCGAGGAAAAGCTGAAGGTTGCAAACCATCGCATCGACGATTTGGAGCACGGAACATGAAGCAGCAGAAACGCACCAGCTTAAAGACGACCACAAAGCGGGCGCTTTGGTTCTGCCTGGGAAACGGCGTGGGCTGGGTGTGGTGCAGCTACATCCTGGCATACCTCGGAAAAGAGTCCATCGCCGAGAAGCTGAGCCAGACGGCCGTGACGGAGATCGTCGGCGTTGTCGCTCTGTACTGCCTGAAGAGTCTGTTTGAAAAGCGGAAGGGCTTCGGGGCAGTCGGGAAAAAGGAAGCAGAAGAAACCGATCAAGAAATCTGAAAGGAGATCACCATGAACATTACACCAATCATCGAAACAGTATTCGCGCTCATTGCGGCGGTCATTACCGCCATCGTCATCCCGTACATCCGCTCGAAAACAACAGCGCAGCAGCAGACGGAGATCAACGCCTGGGTGCGCATTGCGGTTAGCGCAGCGGAGCAGATTTATGTAGGCTCCGGGCGCGGCCAGGAGAAGAAGGCATACGTCATCAACTGGCTGGCGGAACACGGCGTCACGCTCGACGAGACGCGCCTGGACGCCATGATCGAAGCGGCGGTATATGACCTCAAAAAAGGGCTGTTTCCGGCAGGAGGTGACTCGCAGTGAGTATCCGCATCGGCCAGGCAAGCCTCGGAGAGACCGGCGGCCGCGGGCAGAAGCCCGGCAATCAGACGGGCCGGGAGCTGAATTTTTCGTACTGGTACAACGGAAACTGGCTGGGGATTCTCCGGTTCAAAGACCCGGCCATGTCGGAGCGGGCGGCGCAGGCCTGCGAAGACGGCGTACGGAACCGGAACATCGGCTATGACATGGACGGGCGCAACACGGCATACGCCGCTGCGGAAGCCGTGGACTTTGCACTCGGGAAGATCAACAAGCCGGTCGAGACAGACTGCTCGGCATTTATGATGCTGTGCGCGATCTCGGCAGGCGCGACGGAACTGAAAAAGCTCTTCAAGCGCCAGGGCAACAGCTGCACGACCTACTGTATGCTGCACGACTGGCCGACGACCGGGCAGTTCGAGATGCTGAGCGGGAAGAAGTTTTTGACGGAAGATCGCTGGCTGCGGCGCGGCGACATCCTGGTATCCCAGGGACACACGGTAATGGCATTAGACGACGGAGAAATGGAGGACGAGAACATGGACAAGGATAGATTCGCAGAGCTTTTCGGACAGATGCGCAAAGACCTGCAGGACAACGACTGCAGCCAGTACAGCGAAGAAGCCCGGCAGTGGGCCACGGAAAAGGGCATCGTGCTCGGCGGCGGCACGCTGGAAGACGGCGAGCCGAACTATATGTGGCAGGACATGCTGACGCGAGAACAGTTTGTGACGGTACTGTACCGGTTCGCAAAGCTCGCGGGCCTGGCGTGAGACGCACGGGAGGGGCCGGAGACGGCCCTTCCCGAAAACGCTACAAGGAGGCGATACGGTGCCATCCAATATTTTGAGCGCGGACACGGGGTTTCCACAGTTCACGAAAGAAACGTCCGACAAGGACAAGATCGAGCAGATTACGAGCTACCTCTATATGCTGCTGGAGCAGCTGCGGTATTCATTCTGCAATCTGGACAAAGACAACTTCAATGAGACAGGATTTGATGAGATCGTGAACATCATCACGGAGCCGGTATATGTGCAGCTAGAAAATGACGAGAAGCAGATTCTTGCGCTGCAGGTCACGGCAGAGGGCCTGGGTGCGAGGCTGGAAGATGCAGAAGGAAACATCACGTCTCTAACTGCGACGGCCAACAGCCTGACGACGCGCATCACGAACGCAGAAGGAGATGTTTCGTCGCTGCAGCAGACGGCGACGGCGCTGCAGAGCAGAATCACGACGCTGGACGGCAGCGTATCGTCTCTGACACAGACGGTCAACAGCATCACGCTGTCGGTCTCCAACGGAGAAAGCAGCAGCACGATCAAACTCCTGCGTGACGGCGTGGTAGTGTCCAGTAAGTCGATCAGCTTCAGCGGCATGGTCACGTTCTCAGATCTGTCCACCGCAGGACAGACGACGATCAATGGCAGCAACATCACGACCGGCACGATTGACGCCATCGACATCTACGGCTGCACCATCGAGGGCAGCACCTTCCGAAGCATCCTGCAGTCGAACGGCATCTGGGGCGGCGAGATCGAGTTCTGCTATATGAACAGCAACTACACCGCAGGCGGCATCCGGCTGGACGCCAACGGAGCGGGCAGCCAGTATGAAAACCGGTACAGAATGTTCATCTACACGAACTACATTCGCGGCGTGTCGTTCGCCATGAAGCTGCAGTCGGCAGGCGGCATCTCCATCGAGGCGGACGAAAATATTTACATCTACGGCGACAGCGGCGTGACGATCTCGTCGGGCGGGAATATCAAATTCTACGGCACGGTCTACATCAACGATTCGCCGCTGAGCACGAGCTGAAAGGAGCACAGCATGAAAACAACACTCATCCGATGCGTCAACGCCTGCATGGCGGTGAACTATCTTTCGCAGATGGAATGGGACTACAAGACGGCCTTCACGCTGGCAAGACTGCGGCGGGCCTTGCAGCCCTCTGTGGACTTCTATATCCGCGAAGAGAATAAGCTGACGCAGGAGTTCGGGCAGCTCGACGAGAAAGGAAACGTTGCCTTCACGGAGCGCGGCACCTTCCTCTTCAAAGACCCGGCAGACGCACCGGAATATAACACGCGACGGTTTGAGCTGGCCAATGTCGAGACGGAGATCGACTGGAAACCGGCGGCGCTTCCGGAGCCGCAGAAGATCAAGCCCATCCATCTGGAAGCGCTGGAGGGGTTCATCCGGTTCGGAGGTGACGGCGCATGATCGGCCTGCCGCCAATGGCAAACCAGGACGGTATCCAGAAATACAAGCAGACAAAGTTCGGCGGGTACAACCACACGCTTGGCGCAGACAACGGCGACATCTGGGACATGAAGAATATGACGAGCGACTTCTATCCCCTGCTCGCGCCCAGGCGCCCGCGCTGGAAGGTACGCACGCTCACAAAACCGAACGGGTTCTACGCACATGACGGGCTGTACTGGGTGGACGGAACGGGGTTCTACGCAGGCGGAACGCTCAAGGGAACCGTCACGAACGGGAGAAAGAAGTTCGCGAGCCTGGGAGCGTACATCATCATTCTGCCGGATAAGAAGTATTATAACCGCCTGACGGACGAGTTCGGCGCGATGGAAGCGAGCTTCACCGGCAGCACGAAGATTCAGGACGGAACCTACGCAGGAGAGGACGCAAAGGCCAACACGATCTATGCGTCCGGCGCGGCATGGGATTCCATCTTCAAGGTCGGAGACGCGGTGACGATCTCCGGCGCAGTGAAGCATGAGAGCAACAACAAAACGCCGATCATCCGGGAAATCGACGGCGACTACCTCCGCTTCTATGAAAACACCTTCACGATCTCAGACGGCGGGGACAGCGAGACCTTGACCGTCAAGAGAACTGTGCCGGATATGGACTTCCTATGTGAGAATGAGAACAGGCTCTGGGGCTGCAAGGAAGACACGATCTATGCCAGCAAACTCGGAGATATCTTCAACTGGAATGTGTTTGACGGCGTGGCCACGGACAGCTACAGCGTAAATGTCGGAAGCGCTGGCGACTTCACGGCGTGCTGCAGCTACCTGGGCTATCCGTGCTTTTTCAAGGAAGAGCACATCTACAAGGTCTACGGAGACAAGCCGTCGAACTTTCAGGTGATGGGCAGCGCTTCATTGGGCGTGGAGGCTGGCAGCGATGCGTCCATTGCCATTGCCGGAGAGACGCTTTTCTATCTGGCCCGCACGGGCATTGTCGCCTACTCCGGCGGCATCCCGCAGCAGGTGGGCGCAGCGTTCGGCACGCAGCGGTTCCGAAACGCCGTGGGCGGCAGCGACGGGACGAAGTATTACGTCTCGATGAAGGACACGGCGGGCGCCTGGCATCTTTTTGTGTATGACACATTGCGGGGCCTGTGGCACCAGGAAGATGCGCTGGAGGTTGTCGGCTGGGGCTGGAACGGGGAGCTGTATTTCCTGGCTGCAGACGGAAGGCTTCTGCTGAACGGCAATGCCAGGACGGCGCCTGATACGGCGGTTCGGGAGACAGAGGTCTCCTGGATGACAGAGTGGGCGGACTTCTACGAGTACACAACGTATTCCTCGGCGTCGGTGCCGATTCCGCAGAAGAAGGGCATCGGAAAGCTGCTGGTGCGGCTAGAGCTGGACGAAGGGGCCAGCGTGAAGATCGAGATGCAGTTTGACTCAGACGGCGTTTGGCGCGAGGTGAAGACGCTGCAGGCGGAAAAGAAACGCAGCTTCTATCTGCCGATTGTGCCGCGCCGGTGCGATCACTTCCGCATCCGGATGACAGGCAGCGGCGGGTGCAGGCTGTATTCGCTGGTGCGCGAGGTCTATACGGGCAGCGAACTGTAACCACGAAAGGAGACGACAATGGCACAGAGATTTACATACGATGAGTTTCAGCGGGAGCTGACGAACTCCGGACTTGGCAGCGAGTTCTCGGCGGCCGATCTGAAGCTGGCACAGCAGAATCCGGATGCGGGAATGAGCATCCTGAAATACAAGCGCGACTACCACAACGCCACGACGCCGGAACAGCGGGCGCTGGCGAACCTGGGCGCGGAAGGTATCCGCAGCAGCTACGGAAACTACACGGGCGGCGGAGCGGGTTCACAGTTCTACCTCGACCCACTTTCCCCGAACAGCTTCCAGCAGGATGCAAAGCCGACGTACTCTTCGAGCCGAACGGGGTTGGTGGACGATCTTCTGAACAAGCAGCTGAACTATGGCAACTATTCTTATGACGTCGCACAGCCGGAATACACGAACCGGTATGACGAGACCATCCAGGATTTGCTGAAGCAGATTTTGAACCGAGAAGCGTTCAGCTATGACCCGGAGCGCGACCAGCTCTACAGCCAGTATCGCAAGCAGTACACCCGCGAAGGAGACCGTGCACAGCAGAACGCCATCGGCGCAGCGGCGGCAGCGTCCGGCGGCATCCCATCGAGCTATGCGGCGACGGCAGCGGCACAGGCCGGAGACTACTATGCGGCGCAGATGACAGACAAGATTCCGGAGCTTTATCAGTTGGCCTACAACAAGTACATGAACGACTACAACATGAAGCTCAGCGATCTGGGCGCCGTGCAGGGCGCAGAGCAGTCGGACTATGACAAATATCTCAACGAGCTGCAGCAGTACAACACGAACCGGAACTTCGATTACCAGACATGGGCAGATGCTTACAGCCGGATTGCAAACGACGTGCAGACGGCGAGCGCACTGGAGCAGCTGGACTACACGAAGTATCTGAACGAGCTGACCCAGTACAACACAGACCGTAGCTTCAACTACCAGAACCTGCTCGACGAGATCAATCAGCAGACGGGACTTCGCGGCGAGGCACTGGAGAAGGCGCAGCTGGCTGCGCAGTACGGCGACTATTCGTACCTCCGGAAGCTGGGCATCGACACGTCCGCATACGAGGCAGCGCTGGCGGCCAAGGGCGCTAGAAGCGGAGGCGGCGGTTCCGGCTCCGGAAGCGCTGGCGGCTCGAAGATCAACGGCGGCGGCAGCTACAGCGGCAACGTGGCCATGGCGAGAGATTCGTATAACGGCGTACAGCGGACGATCTCGACACTGCTCGGCCAGGGCAACTATGACAGGGCCTATGATGTGGCCGTCGGTGCACGCGGGCAGATGTCGAAGCAGCAGTGGTCTGACGTGGCGAAACGGATTTACGAGGTGAGCGGAATCAAGATAGACGACTCCGTGAAGTACAAGTAAGGAGGAAAGTATGAGCGTTATTTCCAAGAAATCTTTCCTGAACAAAGCGGACAAGCAGCAGAGCAACTGGGAACAGACCACCGGCCAGGAGGCCGGTGGCGTCCTCAATAAGCAGGACTTCATCCGCCAGGCGCAGAGCGCCGCACAGCAGCGCCGCCAGGCGCAGGAGCAGAAGGCCCATCAGAGCGAGAGAAGCGGATTCGACCGGACGGCAACGCCTGCCAGCATTGCAGGACTCGGCGCATCGGCCCCAACTTCTCAGCGGCAGAAGGAACGATACAACCAGGAGATCGGCCAGTATGGCGTGGGCAACATCGACCTTTACAACCGGCCGCAGTATCGGAACGCCGACGGCAGCATCTCGACCGTGGACAGCACGAGCTTCAACATTCAGGGCAAGGAGGTGCTGCTTCCGTCGGTCTGGATGAAAGACGGGAAGGCATACCGCAGCAGCGACGGAGACGAAATTCTGCAGCACTTCTACGACACCGGGGAGTTCCTGGGTGTATTCGACACAGTGGATGCTGCGAACAGCTACGCAGAAAAGCTGCATGATGCGCAGGATTATTACTACACCACGCAGCGCGAGCAGGCGCTGGACGAAACGGCAGCACACGATCAGCTGCAGGGTATGAAACGGACGCTCGCCATCTTGGAGAGCCAGAAGAAGCAGGAGCAGGCGCAGCAGCCCAGTATTCTTTCCATGCTGGGCAAAGCCAGCGATTCGACGCTGCCAACTTTCCGGGCAGGCTCTGCGCAGAGCGAAACAGACCGGCGCATCCAGGCGCTGCAGGACGAGATCGACCGCCAGGAGAGCGAGAGCCAGATGCAGGGCACGAAGCGGCCGGAGACGTACACCGCGAAAAATGTGGGACGATATAAAGACCGGCTCATTGCGCTGGCCAGCGTTCCGGGAACCTGGACGAAACGCCAGAAGCAGGAGGCAGAAGAGATCATCGGCACGCAGAGCGGGTTCGGCGGGCTTCTTGGCTATGAGCAGAATGTGACGGCCTTTGCGCCGTATCAGGAAGCGATGCGCAAGGGTGACACAGAGGCGGCAAAGCAGTGGCAGCAGATTTACGATGTTCTTTACACAAGACTGTACTCCAAGCAGACGGCGGTTGCGAGCGGGCTGCAGGAGGGGCTGGGTGTGACATCGGCTGCGGCTGCAGTCGGAAAAGCGCTCGGCGCGAACGAGGACGAGTATCACCGGCAGATGGAAAACGCGCAGCGGGCGCAGGCAGAGCATCCGGTGCTCGCGGGCGGCGCGAAGATCGCGGGAAGCCTGGCGTTGATGTCCGGCATCGGAGAAGCGGCGGGCGCTGGGCTTGCGGCAGCAGGAATGAATACCGGCAGCCTCGGCTTCAAGGTGGCGGCGGGAGCGCTGAGCTTTGCCGGAGCCGACGCCGTACACAATGCAGGCGCAGCCGCCATGGGCGACATGAGCACGGAAGATTACCTCAAACGCATTGCCATCAGCGGCGCACAGGGCATGGCTGGCAACCTGGCAGGCGGACTGGTAGGAACGGGTCTCGCCAACGTGCTGCGTGATACGCATAAGATGACGCCGTTCATGGAGTTTTTACGGCAGACAGCAAGCGGCGTGACGAATGCGAGCGTGAACCAGGCGGTCGGTTATCTCGCGGCGGATGAAAAGCCGACGAAAGAAGAGATCGCCACAAACCTCGTGACGGCTTTCGCGTTCTCCGTACTCAACGGTGCCATCGGCAGCTACCAGGCGACGCAGCAGCAGAGGGCACAGATGAACCAGGCATACCAGGCCATCGAGCAGGGATACCGCGCAATGACGGCCGGAACGGAAAATATGACGCCGGAAGCGAAGGCACAGCGGGCACAGTTCATCATGCAGCAGACGCAGAGTCTGCGCGAGAGCATCAACAGCTATTACATTGCGGGCCAGCAGAAGGCTGTGGACAATCTGAACGAAACGCTCGATCTTATCGATGAGGCGATGCGGGCGTATGTCAATGGGTACACCGCAGCGTCCAGCGCCATGCAGACGCCGAATGTCATGCTGCCGGGCGGCGGAAGCACGGGCCAGCTGCCAACGGCGGCAGACCTGCCAACGACACCGACAGACCCGCAGATGCAAAAACAGGTGGAGCAGGAGATTCAGACCGCCATCCAGCAGGGACTGCAGCAGGCAGAGGCCGGAACACAGAGCGCACAGCAGACGGAGAGCGGGCAGGCTCTGCAAAGCGGGAACGCGGCGGCCGCAGCTGCGCAGATTGCGGGGCAGAGCCAGCAGGTGCAGCAGCCGAATCTTCCAACGGCGGCACAGGCCGCAGCCGTGCAGCCGCAGCAGTTGGAACAGAGCACGCAGCAGGAAGCTGGGCTGCCGACGCCGCAGCAGGTGCAGACCGAACAGACTGCCACACCGCTGGAACGCCTGGAGGCCATGGGCGTGAGCGGAAAACGCGCACAGTCGATGGCACGCGGCATTGAGGCGTTCTATCGCGGGCAGATCACAGACGGCGAAGTTCTCAGCAAGCTGCTTTCTTTCCCGGAAGTGCAGAACGTCATGCGGCAGATGACGGACGCGGATATTGAGGCAGTCGTATCAGGAAACGCGCAGCCGCAGAATCAGCAGCCGGGCAATGCTGCCGTGCAGCAGGTGCCAGGCAGCCAGCAGCCCGGCGTACAGAATGAAGCCACAACACATGAAGGAGGAATGAACAATGGCACAGAACAGCTTCCAGCCGGGCAGCAGCCAGGCACAGAACAGCAGAGCGAGCAGCTACCTGATGGAGACGGCGGACGGATTCTCGGTGAGAGTACCGGCGGACAGAGTGGAATCCTGGCAGAAGGCAGACCACAACGCGCCTTTAACCAGGGAAGAACAGCTGTTGAAAGAGAGAATCTTGGACGAACTCTACGGCTCGAAAAAGTAAGCAGCCAGAGCCTGGGCCTGCCGAACGGAACGGAGGAACGCGAGATTCAGGTCATGCCGGAATCTCACTGGGATTCGCAGATGCAGCAGACGGCGCAGCGCATTTCCTATGAGACCGGGAAACCGGTGACGTATGTGCTCGGCTCCATCCGCATCCGCCAGGCAGATGGCTCGGTGAGCGCGGCACGCGGCGTCTACACGGAAAACGGCATCATCGTCCAGGCAGACCACCGCTATCTGAACATCGATCAGATCGCAGACCACGAGGCGTTCCATGACATTGCTGCCAACAATCCAGGGCTTGTGCGGCAGATCGAGCAGGCCATCGTCGAACAGTACAGCCGGGAAGAATTTGACGCAGTGGTCGAGAAGTACCTGAAGAACCTGCGCGGCGTATATGATCTGCCGGAGTACGCATCCGGACAGGAAGTAGACGAGGTTTACGGCATCGTCAAAGAAGAAATCTGCGCGGACGCTTACGCAGGAATCAACTTCTTCGGCGCCCACGCCGAAAAGTACCGCAGCGAGGCGCAGGCCGTCCTGCAGGCGCGGAAGATCACCACGCCAGGCAGCGAGACGGCAGCGGCGACACAGCGCAGGACTGGGCCGCCAGAGCGCTACAGCATCGGTGAGATCACTGACAAAGCCGGAAACAATTACGGGCGCGGCGTACATCTGGATTCGACACTGTTGGAAAATCTGAGTGACAGCGAACGGGTGCAGATGGTCAAAGAGCGCGTGAAAGAACTCGGTGGACAACATTTTACGGCGTATGACGGCAACGGGAATGAGGTCGATATTCAAATCGCAAAGCCGGGTGCTCGCTTTGTAAATAAATCGGGGAAAAGCGTTCCGGTAAACAAAGACCTAACCACGAAAAACCGCAAATCAAAGGTCAAGCAGGAGGCGGTTGTTCTTGCGGATGAGCTGATAAATACAGCGAAACACAAGAAAGACACGCCTGCAAGGTATCCACACGGCTGGCTCGACGATAATGGTAGAAACGATTGGGCTGAATGGAAAACCTATATCCAGGACAAAGAAAACACCGTATGGGAAGCGACACTTCATATTGCCACATCCGCAGACGGTGAAAAGATTCTGTATGATATTGACCCAATAAAAAAGACGGGGCAGTCCGGAAACTCGGACACATCCACCGTCGAACCCATTGTAGCAGATGAAGCTGAACCTGTCAAGCGCGAGGACGAGGAAGAAATGCCGAAGCTGATGAACCTGCAGCGCTATTCGGACATTGCCGGGCAACAGGAACAGACGGCGGAAATGACTAACGCAGAGCCTACCACCGTTGGGGCTATCACCAGCGGTAGTCAATCGCTGGGAGGGAGCGCACCCGCCATCAGCTCTGCGTCTGAGGCCAGTGTAGCAGAGAAACGGCAATCCGTCAAGATTCCGTCCGCTTCGGACGAGTCGAGCGAAAACACAAATAAAGCACCTGCGCCTCCCCGTCAGTACCAGAATGGTACAGCTAAAGCGGAAAACCGCCCTGTTAGGGTGCCCACAGATGCTTCTGAGGCCAGTGTAGCAGAGAAGCGGCTGCCTGTCAAGGCCCGGTTCTCCATGGACGAGCCGGTGGAGCAGACGCAAGACTTGATGGCCATTCACAATCTGGACGGCAAGAAGATGGACAGTATGCTGCAGCTCGGCGCCATCCCGTCGCCGTCGGTCGCTATTGTGAAGGCGAGCCAGGGGCATACACAGTACGGAGACTATACGCTGGTCTTCCCACGCCAGAGCATCGACCCGCAGGCAGACCGGCGCAACAAGGTCTACGGAGCAGACGCCTGGACGCCGACGGCAGCAAACGCAATCGTCGAGCGGGAGGTGAACTACGAGGCCAGACGCGCCGCAGAGCAGAAGATCGCGCAGCTGGCGAACCAGGTGGCGGGCGGCATCTTCTCTCGTGACAGCGTCATCGGCAGCCGCGTGGACGAAGTGGCCACGATGGACGAAGCGGAGCTTGCAAAACAGCTTGCCAAAGACGACGCAGTGCGGGCCGCATATCTTGCAGAGCAAGGGAAAGACATCGAGCCTGTACTGAAGGAGAAAGTCTGGGACAGCTTCGGCAACCAAGCGCTGCAGGACTACACGGAGAAAATCGGTGCACAGGAGCTGGCACGGCTGTATGTGAAGCTGGAGACCGGCGACCGGCTGACAGCGGCAGAACTGGAGACGGCACGCGAGAGCATCATGGACGCCTGGATTGCAGACCATGAGTATGCGCTGAACCGAAGGCCGGAGCTGCGCGAGACGCGCATTGCACGGCAGCGAGACAAGATCAGCGATGTGCGCGTGGAAGACTTCATCCGGAACGCAGAAGCGCTTTATGAAGACGGCGGCCAGACACGCGACGGCGTAGACCGCTATGCCACGCAGGATAAGCTCCGCGAAGCGGTGGACGATGCTGATGTCGAGGCATGGGTACGCGGGCAGCTTCGCGGCGTACTGGGCGAGCCGGGCATCTACAATGGGAAGGAACGCTTCACGGCTTCCGGCAGGCGCAGGAGTTTCCTGGAAACGCACGGCGCGTACACGGCGGAGAACATCGTAAAAGCGATGAACCAGGCAGACGCCAGGGGCGAGAGCTACTGGGGCGTGGGCGCCAAGGGAATCTTATCTGTGGCGACGCCGAGATACAAAAGCGTGGACGCCATCCATGCAGACGAGGGCCGTCTGCAGAATATGCCGGAAGAGGAATATAACCAGCTACTGCAGGAACTGGACAAGCGCATCGAGGGCATCGTTGCAGATGTGCAGAAGACGGCCGGAAGCTATGATATGGATGAGATCGCGGGCCTTCTCATGGAGAACGCCGGGCAGGACGCCATGCGCATCCAGCAGGCCTTCAGCAGGCACGGGTATGACATCGACGGCGGGCTTGCCACGGAGATCGCCGGTATGTACCGCCAGGCAGCAGAAATGCCGACGGGATACTTTGAGGCGAAGCCGCAGCGCGTGGTCACGTTCGACGAGCCGGTCTGCATTGCGCCGGATGATTGCCCGCCGGAACGGCTGGAGAAAATGAAGGCGGCGGGCCTGAACGTTATCGAGTACGAGGCCGGGAACGACGAGCAGCGCATGGAGATCGCCAGAAGTCTGAAGGGTATGCGCTTTTCCGTGGACGAACCGCAGGCGGAAACCGGCAGCGAGATCGAGCAGGCGCCGGAGAACAAACCGGCAGAGCCTGAGCAGAAGGAGAAAAAGCCGCGCAAGAAGAACGAGACGAAGCCGGTGGCCGAAAGCCTGCCAATCATTGCAAAGCGGAATCTGCGGCAGGATATGCAGGGCATCTTCTCCATTCCGGAAGGACGGCGGGCAGAGATCAACCAGATCATCGACGGCCTGGCAGACCGGATGCTCAAGAACGGCGAGCTGACACAGGAAGACCGGGATGCCTTCTTCGACCGGATGTACGCGGAGGGCGTCATGGAAGTGGCAGCAGATGAGTATCTGCAGCAGGCACGGTCGGAGATTGCGGGGCGTCGCATCTATGTGCCGGAGAGCGTGAAGCATGAGTTCGGAGACGACTGGGGCTATTTCCGGAAGAAGGCATTTGCAGCAGGCGTTATGCTGGTAAACGATACGAGCGCAGCTGGTATCGACATGGTAAACGCAGAGCTTGCAGACACGCTGCCGGGGATGTTCCATGCGGACGATCTGGACAGCCGGGAGATTCTGGAGAACATTGTGCAGACGGCGGAAGAAGGCAAGAGCCAGAACATGAGCCTGGCGCAGTACACTGCGCTTCTGGCCGGGCAGGAATATGTTTCGGAAGACGAAGTCCTGGACAATATCGAACGACAGATGGACGAAGCACTGCACACGTTCACGCGGACAGCAAAGCTGGAGGTTCATCTGCGAGACAGAACCGGCGTGAAGATCGCGCAGGAGCGGGAGAAGTCGGCAGCCGCCCGGCAGCGCGAAGCGCTCAGCCGCGCGAAGGAGCGGCAGCAGCGCAAGGAGATGAGCCAGCGGCAGCGGGAATACCGCGAGCTGAAGGAGCAGCAGAAGAAGACACTGAAGGCGCTGCAGTGGCTGGCCAAGAACCAGTACCGGGCACCGGAGGAACTGCAGGGAACCTGGGACGAGGTGCTCGGAGACCTGGACATCTACGCAGTGAGCGCAGCCAACGAGATGCGCTATTCCAAGAAGTACGACGCGACGTGGAAAGACCTGGCCGAGATGTATAAGGACGCGCAGGCGAACGACCCGAACTTCCTGCCGTCGAAGGAACTGGAGAAGATCGTCCATCGCCTGGACAACAGGAAGATCGCGGACATGGATTTGAACGCGCTGCAGGATTTGTATAAGGCAGCCGTCGGACTGCGGACGGAGTTCTACAACCGGAACAACGTCATCAATGACGACATGAACCGGCTGTTTGCGGAGGTCTACACGGACAGCAAGAAAGAGCTGGACTTCGGCGCACAGACGAAGGCAGGCGAAGCGGCACGCCAGGGAAAGAAGCTGGACAGCCTGTTCAACCAGGAACAGCTCTCCCCGATGAACGTGATGCAGCGCATGGCAGGATGGAACCCGAACAGCGCGTGGTACTCCATGGCCAAGCAGCTGGAGAAGGGCGAGCGGGACATCCGCGACTACACGGTAAGCGCCACAAAGCAGCTGCGCGAGTTCCTGACGGAACATGAAGACTGGGCCAAGAAGGCAGACGGCCAGGGCGACGACGGCATCTGGTATGAGGTGAAGATTCCGCAGCTGGTCGGCGCTCTGGAGGTCGGCAAGCCGCCGAAGTTCGGAGACACGATCACGGTATGGATGACACCAACGCAGAAGGTGCATATGTACCTGGAGAGCAAGAGCACGGAAAACCTGCGGCACATGGAAGGCGGCCGCACCTTCGCCGACAAAACGCTCTACAGCCAGGGCAAGCGTCGCGAGGCCTTCGCCCAAGGCAAGACCGTGCGCATGGCACCGGAAAACGTGAAGGCGATCGTCGGCAGCTTAACGCCGGAAGAGCAGGAACTGGCACAGGCGCTGGAGCAATATTACAACGTGTTTGCCAAGAAGGAGATCAACCGCGTTTCCAACATTCTCTACGGGTACGACAAGGCTGTGAGCAAAAATTATACGCCGATCTATACCAACTCCAACTACACCAAGAGCGAGCTGGGCGTCTACGACGCGACGGCGGAAGGCGTCGGCAATCTGAAGAGCCGCCAATTCTCCAAGAATCCGAGCTATAACATCGGCGCCTTCGATGCTTTTGAGCGCCATGTGGAGCAGACGGCACGGTTCGTGGGCATGGCAATTCCAGCCCGGAACTGGCAGACGCTGCTAAACTGGCGCGAGCGGGAAAACTCCATGGCGGATATCATCACCCACGACTGGGGCGATGAGAGTCTGAAGTACATTCAAGACCTGGTGCAGACGCTGCAGGGCGGCACGGCAAGCACGCGCGACAGCGTGAGCATGGGCGCAGAAAAAGTCTTCAGCAATTACATCGGCGCCGTGTTCGGGGCAAACCCATCCATCGTCTTTAAGCAGCTGGGTTCGATTCCGCTGGCGGGTGCGTGGCTGGACTTCAAGAACTTCCCGTCGCCGGGACAGGTAAAGCGCATCGATCGGAGCCTGATTGAGAAGTACACGCAGGAGCTGGACTGGAGAACGCTGGGCTATTCCACGCCGGAGACCAAGCAGCTGAAGGAAAATCCGAACTGGACACAGACAAACAAGTTCACGAACTTTATCTTCGGCGGCGGAGCGATCACCGCCATGGACGGCTGGGCCGCGAGCGTGCTGTGGCCGTGGGCGGAAAACAAGGTACGAGCTGAGTTCCCGGAGCTGGAGACCGGAAGCCAGGAGCAGATCGACAGCGGAAGCAGCCCGTTCTATCAGAAGGTTGCAGAAGTATTCAACGAAGCGGTGGCGAGAAGTCAGTCCACCTCGGACGAGATGCACCAGGGCACGCTGCGTAAGAGCAAGAATCCGGTGACGCGGGCATTTACGATGTTCAAGTCGGACAGCTCGCAGACCTACAATGCGCTGCGGCAGCGTGCCGGTGAGGCGGAATACTACAAGCGAATCGGAGACACAGAGAATTACAACAAGGCCAAGCGTGGGCTGGGCGTTGCGTTCCTGGCAGCCGTCGGCGGATACATCTGGGCGCAGGGCATCGAGTTCTTGATGAACCTCTGGAAGCGCAAGGGCAAAGCATACCGCGATGAGGACGGGAATCTCACAGCCGGAAGCGTGGCAAAGGAAATGGCGCTGGGGCTGGTGGGCGATCTGGCCAGTATCGTCACCTATGGAGAAGAGATTGCGGACGTCGTCGGCAACATTCTCACGGGCGACAAGTGGTACGGCATCGACACGCCGGGCCTGGAGCAGCTGTCCGACGTCGTGGAGACCATTGTGGAGCAGGGGCAGAACGGTCTGGATGTGCTGAAGGATGCAGCGGACGTCGTGAAGAACGGTGGAAGCCTGGGCGAGTATCTGCACCGGCACAGCGGAGATATTGTCGGCGGCATCAAAGACCTGGCGGCCGCAGCGGCCACATATCTGCCGGGCATCTCGGTCAACAATCTGGAGGCATATCTGATCGGCACGGTGCGCTGGGCCTCGCCGGAGCTTGCGGCGGCATATGACGATGCGCTGGCCACGGCGAACAAAAACCAGATGAAGGGCATGCGCGGTGCGGAACTGGAGCGCAAGATCAGCGACACCCTGCACAACCGGCGCGTGGAGACGGACGAGACGACGAACGAAACGCTTGCTTCTCTCTACGAAGGTGGATTCACAAAGGCGGTTCCGTCTGATACGCCGGGCAGCATCAGCGTTGACGGCGAAGACCGCAAGCTCTCGGCCTATCAGAAGCAGGTCTACGACAAAACGTGGAGCAGCACCGTCGGAAGCAGGCTGCAGGAGCTGGCCGCAAGCGATGTGTTCCAGACGGCGGACGACGAGACGCGGGAGAAGATGCTGAGCGGGCTGTACGAATACGCCGGAGAGAAGGCAAAGGCAGCTGTCTTCGACGACTATGAGGTGAAGACCTCGACGCAGAAGGCGGACGACGTGCTGGCAACGGGCGCAGAGATGGTGGACTATCTGGAGCTGAAGCTGGCAGGAGCCGTGGACAAGTATCTGGACGCGATTGATGGCGGGCTGGACACACAGAGCGCGAAGGACGTGGCGCTCGGTATGGCAGAGCTTACGCCGGATGAGGGGAAGAAAACGGTATCCGACGTGCAGAAGTGGCGTGCAGCCATCGACGCAGTAGATGGAGCGGATGCACAGCACGACGCTCTGCTCGCGGTGATGAAGGACTCGACAAAGCAGAAATACGAGATTGCCGACAGCTACGGCATCGAGGCAAGAACGTGGGTGCAGCTGAAGGAAATCCTGCCGCAGTTCGACGAAGATGGGAACGGAAGCTACAAGGGCGAAGAGATCGAGAACGCCATCGATGCGCTGAACGGACACAGCGGCATTATGCTGCCGGGCGGCGACGGGCTGCAGCAGCTGACAAACGAGATGCGGGCCGTGCTCTGGCAGCTGTTCACCGGGAGCAAGAGCGCGAAGAACAATCCGTACAGCGAGCGCGTGGGCAGCCAGGTGATCGCGGAGCGCGAGAAGACAAAGCAGGAAGACTAGCAGATGGGCATAGAAAGAGCACCGCCAGGGAGACCTGGCGGTGCTTGATCTTAAAATTCATCGATGTCTATGGAGATCGTCTGCATATTTCCGTTGTAAACAGGATAGAGCGTGACAGTCCAACCGCTCACATATCCGCCTATTTCGCTGAAGTCAAAAAGGCTGGTAGATTTTGAACACACTGTAGCATCACCAAATAAACGCTTCAAACCATACCATACGTCGCCGGAAGCATAGAAAAGATCGAAGTCGCCTAGCGGCACATCAACATCGACGATGTCACCAGCATGGATAAAAACGCACAGCACATCAACGCCAGAAATATGATCTTTCAATTTAACGACGTAGTACCCACTGCCGGACGTTTCGATGGTAAAAGGGGCAACACGATCTTGCTGATCGTGATACAACACCTCCCCGCTGCCCGGAACAGGAAAAGGTTTCATGGTAGAAGCTGGCGGAAAAGATGGCTGCGCAGTCACTGGAGTATTGATTGCTTCTGCGGTCACTACAGTCGTGGCTGAAGGTTTTCCTATATTGGAGGAAATGCAGATGAGAACAAGACACCCGAGCAATGTGGCTGCAATGCTAGCAAGAGCGACAACAGTTTGCTTAAACCTAGAAGGCGCCCGCGAGGCGTGACGTGGTGGCTGAGTGGGCGGCGCGGGCGAAGTTGAAAAACTAGGAGACGCTTCGGCCTTTACCGGAGAAAGGAGTTTAGTGTCATATAGCCTTTTGGCATCGGGGTCTCTCAGCGTATCGTAGATCGCATTGAGTTCCTGCATTTTCTGGTGTGCGATTTCGGGAGTAACATTCCCTGCGTCCGGGTGAAAAAAACGAGCTTGCGCAAGGTATGCGCGGCGTATTTCATCTTGCGAACTGCAGAATTTGGGGACACCTAGGAGAGCGTAATAATCGACAGACATGGCTACACCTCCACAAAATTTTCATTTTAATCATCTTTTTTATAAGATTACCACGAAGATATGTTAAATTCAAGCAAGATTATGCAAAAGATGATTATAGGGAGGCGGAGCGGTGCGGCTCTATACTCTGGATGGACGGTTCAACTTATGCGGCAAGCGGGTGCGTGAGGCGCGGATAAAGGCTGGAATGAGCCAGGACACGCTGGCGGCGAAGCTGCAGCTGGCCGGGCTTCAGATTGGGCAGATGGCAGTGAGCAGAATTGAAACTGGGAAGCGCGTGGTGCCAGACTTCGAACTGCCGGTCATCGCCGGTGTACTGGGTGTCAGCACGGACTGGTTGCTGGGAAAAGAATAGACCTCTCTGCTGCGCAGCAGGGAGGTCTATTTTTGACGGCTTGACATTTCGGCTTAATCAGCTTTAGAATAAAAAGCAAGAAATGGCAATAGGAGGCCGGACAGATGGAACAGATGAAGCGGACGTTTAAGCACCTGCAGTACAGAGACAGAATCAAGATCGAGATGATGCTGCGCGAGAAGGCCAGCATCCAGCAGATTGCAGACCGGCTGCACGTCACCTATCAGACCATCTGGCGCGAGCTGCGCCGCGACGGGGTGTGGTATGAGCATACGCTGAGCAACTTAACGACAGAGCGGCGGTACTCAGCTGATATCGCGCAGGCGCAGTATGAGAAGAACAAGCGGGCGAAAGGCGGGATGATTAAGCTCGGCCACGACTTCGCACTGCATGATTTCATCGAGCAGAAGATTGGGCGGGAACACTATTCCCCGGCGGCAGTCATCATGGAGATCAAGCTGCGCGGGCTGAAGTTCGACGTGGACATCTGCGAGAAGACGATCTACAACTACATCAACAGCGGGGATGTTTTCTTCTCCATCACGAACAAAGACCTGCCGCAGCGCGGCGAGCACAAGCGGGAATACAAGAAGGTGCGCGAGGCCAAACGGCAGGCGCCAGGAGAAGGCATTGAGAACCGGCCGCCGGAGATCGATGAGCGGAAGGAAGAAGGACACTGGGAGATGGACACGGTGAAAGGAAAGAAGAATGGCCGCAAGTGTGCGCTCATGCTATCGGAACGCGCGATGCGGACGGAACTGGTTCTGCCGATGGCGGCGTGCACAATGGAGTGCGTCGTGGAAAAGCTCGATCAGCTGGAGCGGCGCTGGGGCAACAAGTTCAGCCGCATCTTCAAGACGATCACGGTGGACAACGGCAGCGAGTTTATGGACTACGAGGGAATGATGACGAGCAAAGAGACCGGCGAGCGGCGCACGCAGGTCTTCTATTGCCATCCCTATCGCAGCAACGAGCGCGGCACCAACGAGAACCAGAACCGGATGTTCCGCCGGTTCTTCCCGAAAGGGACGGACTTGGACGCCGTTCCGGACGAAGACATCAGCGCCGTGCAGGACTGGATGAACAACTATCCGCGCAAGCTCCTGGGCGGAAAGACGGCGGGGATGCTGTTCGACGAGTTTGTGGCCTCACTGAGCTGAAAAATTTTTCGGATTTTTTGAAATTAACTCTTGCAATTTACGATCCAGAATAAAAAGTTCAAAAATTCTTGTTGACAAATTGCCCGTTCAAGGTTATAATAATTGAGCATTGAAGATGCAATGCGAGAGTGCTGGAATAGGTAGACAGGCACGTTTGAGGTGCGTGTGGCAACAGTCGTGTGAGTTCAAGTCTCATCTCTCGCACCATGATTGCCGAACACTATAGATGAAATGGCGGAAAAGCCAGTCGTCTCAAGGTGTTCGGCAATTTTTTATTCTCAAAATTCTTAGGTAACTCCATAGAT